GTGGTCTCCTCCAATATTTATCTGGGGTCTAATTCACAAGAAATGACGCCGTCAGTCCGCTATGGGACTTGGGCGTCATTACCTGATAAAGCCACGTATAGAGACGGTGAAATCTAGGTCGGAGTTAGTTGTAAAATATAATACTCTGTATTCGACAGTATTCCGTTTACAGAGTGCGGCAAGTCTAGCGTACACAATGGTCGCAAGTCAAGCAGATTTGCCCAGATTACCAGATAGGAAATCGTAGCCAAGGAGGGTGCTGATTTTTGAGCCGCACTGACCCTAGGGTCGTCAGGCGGCGGCTTTGCGGAATGGTTCCAATAACAGGCGGACATCGGTGTCCACATCGGCGTCAACAAAGAAGGGTTCAAAGTCCGCAGATCTAGTCCAGATTCTCGCCGCCTGTACCAGGGTCGCGCGTTCAACGGAGGCTGGCCAGCGGAGGATGCTGAGATCGGAGTTGTCGGCGTGGGCAACTGCGGTGGTGCCGTTCAACCCTCGGCTTACCGTTAGGTCGTTTCCCGAAATTGCGGTCACCAGCATTTGTTCGGTGCCAATCAGAATTGTTTGGCCGGTATTGAACTGGGTGCCGTCATCCACTGCCACCGTGGTTTTGGTGGTGGTCATGGCGGCGTCGTTCAGGTCAGTGCCGCTGTCCTCGGCGAACTGTACGTAGCCCCACAGCCCAATGATTTGGAAGTTCTGCTCGCCTGCTATGAAGCCATCGGACTTATCTCCCTTCGACCTTGCTCTGACCACCGTGTAGGGACTGCCCCAATGCTGGGAGGGAGAGGCATTGTAAGGTTGCAGCCAGTAATCGCTGGCAGCCCAGGTTTCATTGAAAGCCAGGTCTCCGTTGCTGTCTTCTTTTAAGGAAGTTATCGAAATCAGGTCCGGCACCATTAATTGGGCGGTACTAGTGCCGTTGAATACCAACGTATCGGTTCGGGAATAGAAATGCCGGTTGCAATAGTGGTCGACCCAATCTGAGACTGCGAGCAACAATTGGAATAATTCATCGTCGTCGCCCGCGCCGCTGGCCGGGTCCTTAAGCAGGCTGTCGTCCTTTAATTTGGTCAAGTCGCCATAAAGCGACCGAAAAGCTTCTCGGCCCATGTGGACCTCCTAAAAATTCCCTCTCCGGTACGTAAGGGAGGGTTAGGTCTGACGTAGTCGGAGGTGTGGCGGCCCAGGGTCAAGCCCCGCAGCTAAGACTCTTCGCGGTATTCGATAATTATCTTGTGGGGAGTTAATGGCGCGAATCCGCGCCACCGTCCGCTGATAACCTCGTTTGGTTTACCCCGTGGCCCCTGCCCTTTTAGGAAAACCCGGGTTGCCGTGGTGCCTGAATCGGGCACCGCTAATATATCGATTCCCTTGCTCGGCCCTGAGATGATGTTTGGAGCGTTACCGAAGTACAGCTCCCAGAAAAGCCTTCCCTCGGCTGCGTCTTGTAACAACTTGGTCCGTATGAATCGAATCCGATGCCCCGGCCTTGGGGTCAAGATGGTCTGTTGGTCGGTATCGGTGCTCGAGTTAACCACTCGAATTAGGGTTCGGTAGGGACGTGGCCGGACTCTGGGCCGGTAGCGGCGTCTGGCCACCCCTTACGACTCCTCTGTGTATTCGACTATGATTTTGTGGACGGTCGTCGGTGCGGTTCCCAGCCACCGGCCGCTGAGGACTTCGTCTCGTTCGCCACGAGGGCCTTGGTCTCGAAGAAAAGTCCGGGTGGCGGCTTCTCCATCGTTGGGAATGTCCAGTATGTCGATGGCCTTCTCTGGATTGGTGGCGATGTCCGTTCCGGTGCCCAGATATAGCTCCCACAGATGTCTGCCATCGGTTTGCTCCTGGATAACCCGCACCCGCAGAACCCTAATTCTCTTGCCCTTGGAAGGGCTGACCAATGTATTTCGTGTGGTGGAGGTATTAGAGTCGTGGGCTCTGACCAAAGCGACGTAAGGGCGGCGGCGTACGCTGGCCGCCCGGCGGGATGTCACTTGAGTATCCGGCTAAAGCCGGCGCCGCCCAAAACTCCGATTGACGTGAGCGCGGCTCTGAGGGCGGTGCCGTCGATGCCCAGGCTAAGGGCGTAGCCTTCCAACCCTGCGATCGCCAAAATTCCCGTCAGGGTCACCAAAGCCCAATAACTGGACAGCCAGGAATTGGGCTGACCGTTGGTTGACGCTGGGGTTTGCACATCTGGAACTTCGGAATTCGCCGTTCGGAATAATTGATTACGCAGGGCACGCAGGCTGAGGATGGTCAATGTTTCTACTCCTATGGTGTTGGGCTATTGCCGTTGGCCGTTTGGATTACTCTTCAACGCCAAAGACCATGCCGGACACCGTACTGCTGGCGGTCACATTTAATTTGAGAGTATTGTCGACGGCGGCCAGGGCAAGGCCATCTCCAATGTCTGGAGAGTCGTGCACCCCAGCTAACGCCAACAAGGGAGTCTGGGCGATGACCGTGCCTGGCGTACCGCTGTCTTGAAATTCCAGTGCGGCTGCGGCACTGGTGGAAATGGCCCAGCCCAGCAGCCGGACGGTTTTTCCACTCGCCGGAGTCCAGACTGTGACTGGAGTTCCGGCGGTGATGGCGACGGCGTCGATGACCTTGAAGGTCGCGGCTTCGTATTGGTTTTTGGTGACCAGTCGCCCGGCGGAGTCGACCAAGAGATAGACGTTGTCTCCGTCGGCCACCCCAGTGGGCGAGGCTTGGTATTTGGACCCGATTCGCGTTAGGCGGTCCTTGGTGTCAGCGGGATCGTCATGGGGTCCGTCGGTATATCCCATCTTGAGTTAACACCCCTTTGGCGGAATTTCTGGACTGGAATCTTTTTGGCCTGCAATCTTTAATGGGCGATTAGGACAGGGGCACGTATTCGATGATGACCGTGCCCGCTAGGTTGGCGGAGTTCTGGACGAGAATCTTGCCAGTCACGTAGTCGTTGGTGCCGCCGTTCTTGTCCCATTTGAGGGGTGTGCCGCCGTTGGTACCGGCGTTTTTGTGCCGGTCGAACGTTCCGGTCTGGTTGATGTCTAGACCGTCGATGATGCTGTCGCCGGTGCTGGTGGGGTCGGCTGCCACGTCCACGTCCAACACTGAACTGGCTGTTCCTCCGGCGGTGGTGATGTCCACCACCACGTTGGTCACCACGCAATCGACTCCCTCCGGGTTCTGCACCGCGAAGGTGAAAGCGTTGGCATTGCCAGCGGTTAAGGCTTCTACGATGTAGCGTTTGGCCACGTAGGAGATGCCGCTTTGGTCGGGCGGAATCATGTTTTTGACGGCCTCGGCTACCGGGTCTTTCTGGCTAATGGTTGTCATTTTCGCGCCCCTTATAAAATCGGGATTTAGGTTTATGGTGTTCGTCGGCTCAGGCCATACTTGCTATAGAACGCAGCCCCATGAAAGCGGCGCTGCGCGCCTAGACGCCGGTTATGTTGTATTGGAGGGCTGTGTGGGTGGCGGTGGAGCGGCTTCCGGTGCGTTCTTGCAGGCCAATCCTAAAGCTGACCACCATGATGTTCTGCCGTTTTTGGGCGTCCCGGACAGTCTCAATGGTCAACTCGCGCTTAAAGCCGACCCGCCATTGGGAACGGTTGACGATTAACAGTCGGCCAGTATTGGTGCCGTTGCCAGCGCCGGTAACCTTGCCGTCCGTGTCGGCCAGCCCCATCTGCTCTGAGACAATGACGGGGATGCCTTCAACTGCGCCCAATTGGCCGGTAAGCAGGGTTGCTTGCGGGCCGAATTTGTCCAGGGTGCGGAAGTTGGCAACGCTAAGGGCCTTGATAAATGTGTTGACGTCGGTGACATAGACGGTCTCCGAAGGACGCACGCCATACTTGCCCAGCTTGCCCCGAACCTCGTTGAACATATCGTCCGAGACCGCAGCGTTGTGGTTGACGCTTTGACCCGTGTTATCCACTAATGGCAGGTGGAGTAGGCCGTCGAATCCCAGGAGCCACTGACCCTTGCCCGCGTCGGTCGAAGCGATGGTCGCGCCGTCGGCGTTGATGTTGTTGGTGGCGGTGGTGTCTCCGTTCAGAATCACATCGTCAATTACTTCACGAGCGTTCCGCATCAGGCTGCGTCGGAGTTCCTCCATCATGGCGATAACGGCGTCTTCGTCCAGATCGTATGACCACGGAATCTCAGCCACCAACTCGTAGGCGGTGAGGGTCTGGCGGGCGGTGGCCAGGCTGGTGCTCTTGGTGGCGACGTTCTCGGTTCCGGGGTACCAGTTCACGTCGCCCAGTTGTAGTGGAATCTGGAATGGATTGCTGGGCATCTGAACCGTGTTGAAAAGGGGCGCTACCGAGGTCTCCAGATTGACGTCATCCCAAAGGGCCCTGGCTTCCTGGGTGTCCACCAATTCGTCTCCGGAGCCCGAGGTCGTGGAGTCCATGGCCGCTTTCAAGTTGGACTGCCAATCGTCGAGCATCCGAGGGTTCACGCCCGCCGGTTCCCGCATCTGGGCAGTGAGAAGACTGCGTACGCAGGCCATGTCCAAGTGGTCTAGTCCGGTGTATTTCCCGAAGCCCACCCTGGGCCTTTCTCCGCCTCCGAAGCGAGAAAGTAACGCCCTTTTCTCCCCGCCCCGCCACATCTCCTGCACTTTACCCAGTTGGCTGGCGATGCGGTCAACCTCCTCTTTAAAGGGAGGAATCTCCGTGTCGATCCGGGCGTCATAGAATTCTCGGATGCCAGACAACTCTCGTTTAATTAGTTCCAAGTCTTGTGCCGCGATAGTCATGTTCATCTCCTTAATTCAGATGGGCTAATGGGTCAGTTAATTTCGGCCGGCGCGGAGCACCGCCATAAGGTCTGGCATCAGGGTTGGTTGTTCCTCCCCTTTTGCGGTGCTCTCGAGTTCGGCCAGCGTGTCGGCCATCTCTCCAGCGAGCTTGGTTAATTCATCAACCTGGGACGCCAACACCGGCCATAGGGCATTTAGAGCGTGATTGTCCGGTTGCTCAGAACGCCTTAAGGCGTTCCGGTTGGCAGGCACGGGGACAGCGCTGACCTCCAGCAGCTCCTGTTCTAGAAACCGTAGGCCTAGGAAAGCGCCGGTTTTCTCGTCTCTCCGTTCTTCATAGCGCAGCGGTTTAAATCCTACGGACACGCCCCACTGGAACCCAGACCGGTACAGCGCAGCAATCTCTTGGGCGAATTCGGTGGGCGCAAATTTCAGGTCGGCTAGCAGCCGGTGGGGCTCGGCCCATAACTTCTCAGCGCGCCCGATTGCCGGGTGGTGGTAGTCGTGAGCCCAGAGCAAAACGGGGTTATCTCGATAGGAGTCCAGCGCCCAGCCATCCGCCGAGATAATGTCACCGTGCCGGTCAATATCGTCAGTAGACAGGACAAACGTGATTGACTGGTCGTTTTCTTCACCTTCCTCTTTGATACGTGATTCGCCGTTGAGGCCAGTCATAGCCTCCGGCGAGTGGGTCCATTTGGTGACCAGTGGTGCTTCTCTTCTGCCGCAGCTGAACGCCTCAAGCGATTCGAGCAGCAAGCGGCGGTCCTGCGTTGATTCCTGGGTGCTAATTGGCATCTCCCCTCCTAAGTGACGTTTGTGGTTCATGAACAGAAGTTTTTGACAAAAAAATGAGGGACAGACCGCAAAGGGTCTGTCCCTCGGAAAAATTCTGGCCTACCTACTGGCCTACCCGGCATAAATGTAGGTGCGGGTCGCGCCTGACTGGTTGCTGCTCTGGATACTTTATTCAGTGTAGAAACGCGTTTTCCAGGGTGTCAACGCGGGTCTGACACGGCGGCTGTTACGCCTAATTACAGTGGTCTGAGTTGGCCTCTTACAACGTTGACTGAATATTTGAGTCTGTGTTAGCTTTAAGAGGCATAGGCCAAGTGGCTAAATCGGACAGATAATCTCCCAAGGAGAATAGCCAGCGAATGGAAGTTACTACTCTCGCTATCGAAAAGCTCAAGGAAGTCATGCAAGAACAGGGTGAAACTGATGGGTCGCTGCGGGTTGTTGCTATGCCCGCCGAAGCCGGCGGCCTTCAATATATGCTGACCATGGAAAATGAGAGTCAGCCCGACGACACAGTCCTGGCCAAAGAGGGAGTAAAATTCCTCATGGACTCGGACAGCGCACCTTTCCTCGAAGAGGCAACCATCGATTACGTTGAAAACCTGGGAGGCCAGGTTGGGTTCGTAATCAATAACCCCATGTTCGCCAGCGCAGGCGGCGGCTGTGGCAGTGGCTGCGGCTGCGGAAGCGGCGGTGGTGGTGGCTGCGGCGGCGGCGGAGAAGGCGAAAGCAGCGGCGGCGGCTGCGGATGTGGCGGCGGCGGTTGCGGCGGCCACTAG